TTCTTTAGTCAGCCCAACCCACGGTCTTTTCGTGCTGTCGTTCATCCAGCGGAGATACTCCTCTGGGTCCATGTATTGCGCCTGAACAAGCAGTTCACCACATCGCCGTTTGCGTTCTTCTTGGGTCAGTCCCTCTCGTTGCGACATCGCCTTCAGCGCCTTCTCAAACAACTCTCTGTCAGTCATCATCTTTCTCCTGTTCGTCGCCGATCATCCTGAGTAACTCAGGGATGTCGCTGGTGTGGCATCTGCCGATATCCTCCCGGTAGGGGTAGACCTCCCAGTAGCCTTCCTCGCCATCCCAGTAGCCAAGGGAGTTGCGCTTGTCCAGATAGATCGACTTCTCCATCCCCGAGGTCAACTTGACCCGGAACCGTACAACCGCATCGGCAAAGGGCGGGATCACCTGAATCTGCCACTCAGCCGGGAATGAGATAAACGGCAGGGTCAGACACTCTTCACGCCATTTCTGCTCCTCTTCCACCTTGTAACGGTACAAGGTCAGTTCCACGTTGCTCTTTCTGTCTGTCATGTGTTCTTCTCCTTGAGTTTGGCTTCGATGGCGTCAAGGTGCGCCAGCGTGTCGTCGCCATACTCAGCGTCAAGTTCTGATTTCTCCTCATCCGTCAGCCCGACCCATGTGCGCTGTGGTGGGGTGGTTTTCTTGTACTTATCCATGACCTCGCACAACTTTTCAAAACCACCTGCTTCATCACACATAGCCATGAGTTTTGCGTTTTGAACACGGGCAATGCGCTCCCAATCAGTTGCCACCGGCTCCTGCTCCTCCCGCGCCAGCCTCTCGCGCAGGGCGGCGATGCAGGGGAACAGCAGCTTCAACGCGCCTTCCCGTGCTTTGCCGCCGTCACCGAAGTCGTCGCTGCCGGTAGTCCAGATCAGCGCCTCCAGTGCCTGCTGCATCAGTTCTCTGTCAGTCATGGTTGCCCCCATTCAACTCAATGAGCTTTTGAAGGTAGTGCTGCGCCTTCTTCAGGTCGTCAACACCTCCCTTCTCCTGCCACCGAGATACATACTTGATGATGTTGCCTTCAAAGTAACCAAGGCTGTTGGCGGCGATGTAGTCCCAAGGCTGAATGGCTTTGCTCTTGTAATGGCTACCTCCAACCTGTTCATTGTTCGCCGTCATCTTTTACCTCCGGGTCTTCAGGCATCTCCCGTTTAAACTTCTCGATCTCATCCCAGACCAATTGCCCGAATGATTTGCCAGAAGGAAAGCGCATCTGCGCCCCCTCCGCTTTGACGGCTACATTCATGGCAGTTCTGAGACCTTCATCGAATCCCACGTTGTACGGATCTTTCTTGTTCATCCGCATGGCAATGCCTTCCCGGGCAATCTGAGAGACGGTCTTCTTTGCCCTCTTGGCAAATTTCTTGATCCTCTCTGCATCCTCGGGATAGACATAGATCATCAGCGGAGACACTGTTTTAAAACGGGTCATTCCTTGCGCTCCAGTCTTCGTATTCCTGACAGATCTTGTCGAACGCAGCCTGAGCCTCGGCATTGCCGTTTAACTCGGTGCGTGACTTGATGCCGCAGATGTCATGGATGAATCGGGTGGCAATGGCTTCATTGGCTCTGCCCACTTCGTAGTTCTCTTGCAAGAACTTGTGAAACCAATTGTTCCGACAAAGCATCCCCGCCTTCTGGACTCGGTTCTTGACCATCATGGGTGACTCGTCATCATTGATGCGAACCATCGCCACTCCGTATCGAGAACCGACAAAGTCCCTCAAGAGTTCTTCCGGAACCTCGTCCGGATGAATCTTGATGGTCATGATGTATCCAGTAGCGTCCTGCTTCAAAGCCACCTTGACGGCTTCAAATTGCAAGGCGCTCATTGGCTACCCCTCAACCCCAGTTGGTTCTCCAGATAGCTGATGACCGCCCGGAACCCAACGATCTGATGCTTGAGGTCGGCAATCTCATCATGGAGCTTGTGGTTGGGAGAAGGCAAAGACGGAATGGCAAGGACCATCTTTTCCTTCTTCACTTGCCTTGTCTTCCTTACCTTCTTGACCGCTGGCTTTGTAGCAGCCCTTTTCAAAGTTGCCTTGTAGACACCGTACAGGTTCTTGGAGCCTCCGGTCTTTTTGTTCCATTCCTCAAAGGTCATGGAAGGGTTGTCACGCAGTAGCCCAATCTTGTTTATCTTTTTCATTTCTCTTCTCCTTAAAAGGGATCATCGTTGCCAAAGGATTCAGACTTACGGGCAGGTTGTCCCTGCTCTTGCTTTGCACTGATGCTGATGGACAGGAAGGTTGAGCCATTACCGGCAGTCTTCTTCCATCCAGCAAGACGCACCTTGTGGATGCCTTGCCCGATACCCAGCTTGTCCAGATCAAGCGTTGCCTCACCGGAGTAATCCGGAGCCTTGGGGTTTTTCTTGACACGGTTCTGGAAAAAAGTTCCGCTGTTTGTGTATTCCATTTATTCCTCTTGAAATTTGATTTTGAGTTGAGCGAAATGCTCTTGGAGACGCTTGAACAGTTCTTTGCTGTTCTTCTTCAGTTCGTCGATCTGTGGTTGATTGGTCTTCCACAGGTCAGACAATTCGGTCAGGGAGGTGCATGAGTTGCCCCAGTTGATCATCGACTGCACAAACAACTCGCTCTTGGGGTCTTGCTCTTCGTACCTGCCAGCAACGATCTTCTTGGGTTCGGGCTGGGGTTCTTGTGTTTTGTTCCCGGTTGTGGAGTCAAGCGCGTCATGCTCGACGATCTCCATTGCAGCCACCCACAGGTAGCGGCGCAGGTAGGTTTGCACCGCCCCGAGGTTCTGCACAGGATGACATCCTTTGAGAGATGCCTCGGACATGGGGGTAGAGATGACGATGAATTCATCAGGCTTGTCGGTGTTGATGATCATCATCGTGGCTTCATCGTGTTTGAAAGAGATGACCGAGGTCAGCCCAACCTGCTTGAATATCTCAAGGGCAGGGACCACAAAGTCACCAAGTTCAAAGTACGAGTAGCCAGCGAACTTGTTGTGTCCGCTCTTCTTGAGGGAAGCCTGATGGAACTGGTCCCGGGCTTCGTTGAGTTTCTGATAGACGTTCATTCTTCGATCTCCTTGAGGGATTGCTGATACTGACTGCACCATTGGGCTACGCCGCAGAAGTTGCCAGTGCAGCGAATGACTTCTCCCTTGCGTACTTCAACGTAGCCCTTTTCTTTCTCTGCCAGAGCTTTGGCTTGCTCTTCGTTGTCAAAGACCCGGATGGCGGTCTTCCTGCCCTCCCGCTTAACTGCGTAGGAGGTATCCCGGACCCAGCGTTCATCATCAGTGCAGGGGGGTAGTTCATCGCCCCAATCTGCCTGAACCTTGCTCATCCGGTGTGCCTCGATCCGGTCCCGGACGTACTGCTCGGTGCGCTCAGGAGACCACAGGGGCAGGTCTATGACTTGGATAGGGGCTTGGGGGTAGTCAGGCTTGATTGCAGCCTCACGGCGGCTCCAATCGCGTATCAGGGCACATATCTGGACACCCTTGACCTGCTGCTTCTTTTCCCGCTGCACCAGCCAGCCGTAGATGTTCTGCTGGGCTTCCCATTCGGGCTTGTCCTGCCGCAATGCCCACGCGCTGGTGAATTTGTAGTCGGTGATGATCACCCCGTCCGACTCGACCTTCTGGATGTCGATGGCTCCGGAGAGTTTGACCCCATCGATCTCGGTCGTCAGGCGCTCCTCGGTGATGTAGCCCGGGGCAACACCCCTCTCTGCCACTACATGGAGGGCAGAACCCAGAAGCTGCCAGAGCATATCGGCAACGTCCTGCTCCATGCTCTCATGGTGCTGCTTCCGCAATCTCTGGATGCGAGGAGGAGAAATGATTTCGGTGACAGAGTAGTCAGCCTTGCCCTTGCTGTAGTAATCTCGGGTTGCAAGAGCAACGAGCGTTCCCGGAACGCCATGCCTGTTTGTGATCTTCAAAGGTAGCCTCCATAGAGTGAAAGAACAAACGATGAGCCATGTTAGCACTAACACGAACGCTCCGCAAGCACTTGTGTTCAATGTCTTGGGGGAACCCGCATCAAAAGCCAACAGCAGGAAGATGGTGCTGATCGGAGGTTCACCCCGGCTGATCAAGTCATCGAAGGCACTTGCCTATGCCGCGATGTTTAAACATCAAGTAACCACCGGGCAGATGCTGGAGGGGGATCTGGTGGTGCATATCCGGATCTGGTACGCCAGTCGCCGCCCTGATCTGGACGAGAGCCTGATCCTTGATTTGCTTCAGGGCGTTGCCTACGAGAACGACAGGCAGGTTAAGGAGAAGCACATCTACTGGGGATTGGATAAGGAGAACCCGAGGTGCGAGATCCGGGTTGAGAAGCTCATCCCATGAGCCACTGTTTAAACGCTGATCCGGGGGTTTGTCCGGAAGTTGATCCGGAAGTCATCCGTAGAAAAACAAATGGACCCGGGTATGGGTCCATCTGCCCCGCACCGAAAGCGATAGGTGCGGTCTCTTCCGGAGGCTAATCTAGAACGAGTGCTTGGATTTTTACCAGCCCTGATTACTTTGTCAAGCGTTCGCTGTCTGTTCTCTTGACTGCCCCCTTGGGGGGGCGAGAATGACCTTGCCCAGAGCGTCTCCCTCTGGTGCAGTTGCCCATTTGGGGGGTGGTTCGCTCCACCCCCTTTTTTTGTACTTGACAAGGATTTTTGGATTGCTGTAGGATTCTTTCCGTTGCTAGGTGTGGAAGCCGATGCAAAGGAGCCGTTAAGCCTGATCCCGACCCCGCATGGGGTAGCCCTTCCAAAGAGGGTTCTTCCACCGGGGTCAGACTTAACGGCTTTTTTGTTTTCCACGCCCCAACTCGGATGCCATGCGGTACGTCAGTGGTGGCATCTCAGACAACCCCGTTACACGAGCGAGCCAGAGCGGGGAGCGTGGGCGAATCCTAGAGCGCGGTGGTTGAAACAAGTCTGGGATAGTGCGATTGCGACGGCATGGCTCCGGGAAGCATAGAGCACAGAGCGAACCTTGATGTTGATCACGGTAAGGCTGTGCTTTGCTCAAACATCCACCAAGAAGCATATATCCTATTCCTTTAATCCCAGCAATCATCTATAGTGGACTGATCATGAAGAGAGACTACAAGCACGAATACCAGCTTCAGAAGAAGAGAGGGGATGTCGAGGGCTTCTTGGAAAGACAGAAGGCAAGAAGGCTCTATGACAAGAATGGCATTGACAGGAATGGAAAGGACATTGATCACATCAAACCCATCAGGAAGGGTGGCAAGACCACTACAGGCAATCTGAGGTTGCGCTCGCGGTCGAAGAACAAGAGCGACAACAAGTAAACACACCGGAGGCTAACCCGTGTTGAACGAAGTTCAAGAGTTCGTATTTACTCTGCACGTTGATGACACTCAGCGTGTAGCTTGTCCCAGTTGCTCACAGCAACGCAGAAAATTCAATCTCAAGGAACTGGTTGTCACCCGCAAGGATGATGCGTGGGTGTACCACTGCCATCACTGCGGAGTCAGCGGCAGCGTTCCATTCAAACGCATGGAGAGAAAATTGGCAGCAGTTCCGCAACCCACAATTACACAGTCATCCCTACAGCCGAGCCATTACGAGTTCTTGCTGGCGCGGGGCATCAGCCAGCAGACCGCCGACAAGATGAAGCTCTTCTCTGCTGAGAAATGGTTTCAGAGGATAGGCAAGAGTGCTCCTGCCATTGGCTTTCCCTACTACCGAGGTGGAGCCTTGACCGCAGCCAAGTACCGCTGCATCGAGGACAAGGACTTCACGCAGGATGCTGGCGGTGCTCATGACTTCTTTGGGATCGATCAGGTAGTGCCTGATAAGCCCATCGTCATTGTTGAGGGGGAGATCGATGCCCTCACAGGCATTGAGTGCGGGATTGAAAACGTGGTCTCTGTTCCCTCTGGTGCGCCCATGAAGGTCGTTGATGGCAAGGTGACCGCCAGCGAGGACAAGAAGTTTGCCTTTGTTTGGAATGCCCACGAGGTGCTATCCAAAGCCCCGTACATCATCATCGCCACAGACAACGATGCACCCGGGCAGGCTCTGGCAGAGGAGTTGGCAAGAAGGATCGGCAAGCACAAGTGCCGCCTGACCAAGTTCGACAGGAAGGATTTAAACGAGGTGCTGATGGCTGACGGACCCGAGAAGGTCCGGGCAATCATTGATGCCGCAGAGCCTTACCCTGTTGAGGGGCTGAGTTCTGCTACCAAGTTCATGGACCGAGTCGATGACCTGTGGACCAAGGGAACCGGGAGGGGTGTTTCAACAGGGTACTCATCCTTGGACCAGATCTATACCGTGGCTCCGGGGCAGTTGACCGTGGTCACTGGTTACCCCAGCAATGGCAAGTCCAACTTTGTTGATCAGTTGATGGTTAACCTTGCCAAGCAGCACCAATGGAAGTTTGCGGTATGTTCTTTCGAGAACCAACCCGAAGTGCATATCACAAGGTTCATGGAGATCCATGCCGGGAAGAGGTTCTTTGAAGGGACTCACCGGATGACCCCGGAGGAGAAGGAGTCATCGTTTAAATGGGTTACCGACCATTTTCTGTTCATGGACTCGGAGACGGTCGAGCCAGCCACGATTGACTCCATCCTGAGCAGGGCACAGGCAGCGGTTGCAAGGCTGGGGATCAGGGGCATGGTCATTGACCCCTACAACTACATCGACATGAAAAACCGGGGGGATTCCGAGACGGGGGCAATCAGCGACCTTCTGACCCGGGTCCAAGCCTTTGCCAAGGCTTTCGGGGTCCATGTATGGTTCGTGGCTCACCCCTCCAAGGTTCAACGCTCTGGCAGCGATTTACCCCGTCCTGACGGTATGTCTATCGCAGGATCGATGGCATGGTGGGCGAAGGCTGATTGCGGATTGACGGTCCACAGGGCGCAGACCGGGGTCGAGGTGGCAGTATGGAAGTGCCGCTACAGATGGGTAGGCGCTCAAGGCGAAGTGCTGCTGGGGTACGACAAGACCACGGGCACCTACACCGAGCAGTTCGATGCCTTCTGATTGACCCCACTGCCATAGTGGTTCCACACCACTCTCAGCGTTTAAACGCTTACCGCAATTGCGGTGACTTCAGATGGATTTCAGATAGGCGAAAAAAAACCCCGGTCAGATTGCTCTGCCGGGGTTCTTTCATTTCATGCCGTACACAAGCTCACACTGGTTCTTGGGTACAAACTGACAGACCAGATTGAAGGCGACCAGATACTCTGACCGTCCTGATGCCAGTATGGTGCCGATCATTCCTTTCCAGAGGACTCGGCGCTTTTCTCGGATTCTGACTTCCATTCGTTCTCCTTTCCTCGGTTGCCCAGTTTCCATTGCTCACGCACATCGCGCTCCAGCCGCTCCCCGGCTTGCTCTCCGCGCTTTTGTTTGACCCCAGCGAGATAACGCAACGCACGGTCCCGGTCCTCCATACGCCAGCGTATGACGGTCCTGACCTCGCACTGATGGCGAAACTCCTCGCTGTAGGTCCAACCTCTTTCGACTAGTATCATTTCGTTGCGTTCAGGATGGTCTCTGTCAGATCAAGAAGGTTCTTCTTGGTCATGGTTGCGGACCATACCCGCTGCAACCCTTGCGGGTCTTTTGCGCCGAGCCACTGAGACTCGATCTTGATGTGGTACTGATTGCCCACAGTGGGTGCGACTGCAACGTGCAGCTTGTAGTTGTCGTTGATGTTGATGATCATGATTACTCCACAATTGAATCGAGTTCGCGGGTCAGGATGCCCATGACTTGTTGGTAGGTTTTGCTCTTACGCGCTGCTTCTATGCTCTCCGGGGTCAGGGGAACGCTGCCCTTGCCCCATCGATCTATCAGGCTCCAGTTGGGACCGACCACATACACGCCGTTGTCCCAATTGTCGCAATCAAGATTGGACAGGGTGTTGATGCCTACGCCCGTATCGCTACGAACCCCGCTGATCAGACAGGCAACAGTGCATAGCCGAGCCATGCCGTAACTGTTGTCGGTAGTGGGGCATCGAAAGCCCAATTGCTTTGCTGCATCGAGCAGGGCGACTACCGAGTTGAGATCTCCTGCCCAATGAAGATAAACGCCGATGCCGTCTGTCTTGGACTGACTGGCTGTAATGACTGCTCTGTTACCCATGATTGGCTCCCTTGGTTTGTGCTTTGAAGATTGCGTGTTCAGCGGTTGTCTGTGTGCCTATCTCTATGGTTATTTTGATAGGGGGGTCTACATCCATCCAGATAGGCATGGTGACTTGTGTTGCATCCATGTCCTTGCCAGCCTGTTGGAAAGCCTTCCTGTTGCCTTCTATGATGGCTTGAGCAGCCAAGTAAAGCATATGGATAGGATGTTTCTCAGGACTCTTAACCTTGACTGTCGTCTTGCTCCAAACCATGTTTGCCTCACTTGAAAAGATTGAACACAAACTCACGCCCCATGCACTCACCAGCAAGGCGAGTCCCATCTGCTTGCACCCATGACTCGCCGCACCCACTGAGCCAATCGAAGGTGCCGACCGTCATCAGCAGTGCAAGAAAAACAATCAGAATGAAATGAATCAAAGTTCTCATGATGCCTCCTGTTGAAACTTGAGATTGAACCGAGCAGGGTCTACCCACATAAAGACCTTCCTGCCATCTGTTGACTGCACGTTGATCTGCTTGCCGTCATGACTGAGGTAGATGTACCTCTGCCTGCCGTGCAAGATAGCGCCCGTCTCCACGGGCTTGCCTTCTTGATTGACGATGATCATGCGACTTTCCTCCGGACAGTTTTGAGCAGTTGATTGAATGCAGCAGCGCCGAGGTCTTCAACCTTATCCACGTTGACCGAGTCAACGAAGCAGTCGAGTACGTCAGGCGAGTTGATACCGATGGCAACGATGGTCACGCCGACTTTGTCTGCCAGCGTTTGCAGGTGCTGCATATGCGCCCTCATATACCCGTTGGCATCAGTGAGCAGGAACAGAATGCGGCGGTGCTCAGGGCGCTGAGACAGATCGTCGATGGCATTGGCAATCGCAGAGTAGTCAGGGGTGCCGCCCCATGCAGACGATTTGATGTACCCCAGCACAGGCGCAGATTGCAGCAGTGACTTGCCCCACGGTTTAAACGGGATGAACCGGGGTGACTCGACCCGACCGCCGCCCTCTAGGTATTCCTTCTTGCCCGTGTTGAAACCCGTTACACAGAAGGGCACCCGAGCCTTGTGCAGCAAATTCGACAGATGCACCGTGATGGTCTGGGCAACAACGATTTTGTTGGTGGTCTTGCCATCGTTCATCGATCCGGAGCAGTCGATCAGCACCGACACCGCCGAGGTCTCAGCCTCCACATACTGGCGGCGGCTGAACACGTTGGCAGACCCCGTTGCGAACTTGGTCAGAGCGCGGCGGTCCAGCCTGCCCGATTCTTCCGACTTGGACCAGCCCACAAAGTCCAGAGACCGGAGCAGGCGCTGCAAGTTGTTGCGAGTCATTCCCATGCCTCGCGGCACGTTAGCAAGGTCATCGGCGTACATAGCCTGACCCATAGATTTACTGATTTGCATGAAGCCTCCTTAGATGAATTCGATAGGTGCCCAGATGGGCTTGCCGGGATGCGGTCTGGCGCGAAGGTCATCAGCCTTGGACCGGATGCCCTCGCACCGATTCTGAATCAGCCCGTCAGGCTCAACCTCCCTGCCCGTAGGCTCGGAGTGCCCAGAGCCGTTTTCCTCAGAACCCTTGTCTACCCCTTCCCCCGGCTCTTGCGCGTCTCCTGAGCCGTTCTGAGGGGTCTGAGGGGCATTCCCGGGCTGGTCCCCCGACTCCCCGGGTTGGGGGGGCTGATCAGATTGCCCGGGCTGGTCAGACTGTCCGGGCTGCTGCTCTTGCTGCTGCTGCTGTTGTTGCTTCCGGGTCTGCTTGAGCCTGTTGTAAAGCTCGATGGCGATCTGGGCGATGCGGTGAGTGTTCTTGGCGGCTTTGGCTGCTTTCAGAGCAGCGCGTATCTCGACCTTGTACGGTGATGCGCCGAGAACGGACGGTACGCACAGGTCGTAACCGTTTAAACGGCGACCCTCGATAGCCAGCATGAACGGGATGTTTTTGAAGTCGTCCGGTTCAACGTAGCCATCCTTGCGGAGGACTTGATTGACCAGAAATTCAAACAACGAAGCAGCGTTCGGTGCGTAGCCAGAGTCGATTACGCACTGCTCGATGCGGGGGTCTTCCAGACCGTTGATCAGCTTGCCAACGTAGTCACCGTGCTGTGCCCGGGCGTTGTCCCAAGGCTCATCCTCGGTGAACCATTTGTGTCCGAGTTCGTGCAGCGCGTAGCCGATGAACTCATTGAACATCGACTGCGATACAGGCTTGGTCTCATCGATCCCGGGGAACATGATGTAGGTCGTGTCGCTCTCAGTCTTGATGCCAGCGGTGGAACCCGACCAAGTGATAACCAGCTTGTCGAAGTCTCGGTTGCTGGCTTTGTAGATGCGCTCCAGAGTCGCCTCGACTCCGCGCTTTGCTTCCAGTGCAATCATGGTGCCCCCTTACTTGGTGAGTGCGAGTTTGAAGTCGCGTTCGTTGATATGTGACGCATACACGCCAGCCAGTTCTACGGCGCAGTCGCTCGGGAACTTGTTGACGATGGCGTTGTTGAATGCAGCCTGTACAGGCATACCCTTCTTGACCGCCCGTGCCCATGCCAGCAGTTGGCGCAGCGAGGGGGGCTGAGTCAGCAGCCCTGCGCGAGCCTTCTCGCGTGCCACATTGGCGAACTTGACGATCATCCGAGCAGCGTCGAGCGTGATGCCCGTGCGGCTGACCAGCAGACCGATCTCATCGTCCTCGGGCAGGTAGTCGAACATCAGCGTGAAGCTGAAGCGGTCGATAAAGGCGCTGTTCTGTTCGCGAACACCAGCGAAGTTGCCAGAGGCATCACCGTGCCCGTTGCTGTTGTCGGCGCAGAAGAAGGCAACGTGGGAGGCGACAGGGATGCGCTCGCCCGTCTCGCTGATGGTGATGGCGCGGTGCGGGGAGCGTTCGCACAGGGCGTGAAGGGCAGACAGAGACTGCGCCCGGGCGAATCCGATCTCATCGAGCAGCACCAGCGCACCGGGGTGCTTGATAGCCTGAGTGATGATCCCGGGCTTCCAGACAACCGAGCCAGACTCGATGCTATTGCCGCCGATGAAGTCGGCACGTTCCAGAGCCTCATCGAAGTTGACCCGGAACAGGCGGCGCTTCAGACGCGCTGCAAGCTGAGTCACGAACTCCGACTTGCCGGTGCCTCGCTCGCCTGCCAGCCAAGTGTTGTCCGGGAGGGGATCGTCTAGGGCAATCAGAGCCTGATGCAGGTGCTCAGGGTTGAAGACGTAGTCATCGACCACGGCGGGGGCTTGCGGGTCATTCCAGACGGTGACTTCCATGCTGCCGAAGTCCTCGCCAGAGTAGACGCAAGCAGCGTCCCCGAATACGTCCTTGGCGGGGGCAACAGTAAACGATGGCAGGGCGTTGGCGATGGTCTTGAGTTGCTGCTCGGTGGCTTTCTGGCGGAAAGAGTCGAACAGGGCAGAGACTTGCTGCGCGACCTCGTTGCTGATGCGAGCGGGGTCTGGCTTGCTGATGGAGTCAACCCGGGCGACCAGAGACTCAGACAGGTTGCGGAACTCGGTCTGCATCGAGTTGGTCATGGACCGGACAGAGGCAGACAGGGTGCCGACCTCACGCAGGGCGGTCTCTGCACTCTGCAAGGCGTTGACTGCCTGAGTGCTGGCACCGTTGACTTTGCTGCGGAGGTCGTTATCGATCTTACTGGTGACGACAGGCGCAGGTTTGACGTTGAGCACGTTGTCCCAGTTTGCGATGCCACTGTCGATCAAGGCGCGTACAGCAGCCTTAGCGGCTTTTTTGTCGTCGATGGGAACCTGACTGTGCTGCACCAGCACGGTGTTGAGTTGCACCAGCGAGAGCAGGGCGAGACGTTGTTCGTAGTTCATGGTTAGCCTCCGTTGAATTACAGGGAAAGGGTGTTGCGGTCATTCGGGCAGGTCGGCAGACCTTGATTTGCCCAGTACTGAGACAGGCGCACCGTGTACCCGCAGGACGGGCAGGATGCTTTGAGCATCCGGGTTGTTTGCTTCTTCCTCACTGCCTCGATGTTTAAACGGGCGTGAGGGTACTCTCCGAGACCTGCCATCAGGTTCGCAAAGTTCTGTCGGAAGGTATCCCCTGCAACCGTAGCAGTGGGCTTGCCTTCTAGCCAAAGTGAGCGGACGCAGCGGGTGAACTCTTTGCCGTGACCGTCACCGTCTGTAGCAGCGTGAGCCAGTTCGTGGACCAGCGTAGCAAACACTTGCACGGGGTCATCGACAACCGGGGAGATCAAGATCTCATGGTGCTGGTCGGTGCTGGCTTTGGGGGACCAGTGCTCACCGATGAATCGGTTGTTGGCACGGGCGCGGCTGGAGGGGAACCCGCAGGTCACCCGGATGCGCTCGGGCAGGGGGAACCCGTTGCTGTCGAAGATGGACCGAAGTTCCTCGACGGCGGCGTTGAGCCATTCCTCGCGGATGGTATGCATAGTCACTCCTTGTTGCGGTGCTTGGGTTGTCGGATGTACTTGGTTCTTACGGTGTGTCTGCCAGCCCCGCTGGAGCGGGAGTGCTTGGCAACGAAGTTGCGGGGTCTCATGGTGCCTCCTGAGTTGCACGAACCTCTTGAGGGTGCAAGAGGAAAACACCCGGGCACAGGTCATCGACCCTGTACCCACGGCGGCGCAGCGCCGCAATCGTCGAGAACGACCAAGGCTTGTACAGCCCGGTCTCCATGTACAGGCATCCGTTGCCGCTGCTCTGGTTGCCCCCCTGTGCCAACAGGCGCAGGGCATCATTGATTTTGAGATGGCTCATGTTCAAACCTCCTGAGTTGAATTGCGGGACTCATGCGGTTCGCGGCAGATGCCCTGCCCGATGAGGTCGGACGCAGTGCGCCCAAACCAGCCCTGCAGTTTCCAAGCGAGACCTGAGTCGATCAGGTATTGCCAAGCGGCGATGAAGGTTTCATCGTCAGCCTCGATCCAGCCCTCTGCGATGCCGACTGCGTTCATGGGGTTGAGTGCGCTCATGCTGCCTCCTGAGTTGAATGGTTAGTACAAGTTGCTCTGTCCACGGGCTTGGTACGAGGCGCTGACGCGCTCTTCGTACTGATCCTCTTGCTGGTCTTGGAAGTCCTGCCACTCGCGTTCCTGCGCTGCTTCCTCTGCGTAGAGACGGTCAGAGAAGCCGCCCTCGACCAGAGTGCCGTTGACGTACACGCCCCAACGGAGTGGGGATTGTTCACGGACGGTGATCTTGTTCACTTTGTAGCCTCCTGTGTGATGCGGGATTGCATCCACAAGCACACTGCAAACCAATGTGCTTGAAGGGAAATCCCTTGCCGCCCTTATCCACGAGGGCGAAGCATGGGGTGAGAGCCTTGCCATCTGTGCGCCGGTTGGGCGCGGTGCGTTGCACTGTGCTTGCTCCCCTGAAGGTGTAGGTGGGTGAGCGTGAGAGGTGCTTGCACCGTGGTAGGTGTCTCACTAGGTGATGAGGGCTGGTTGCTTCCTGTCGGTCCCCTGAGTGTGTAGGTGGGTGACCAGTCGGAAGCCGTGTACCTCACCGGCTTTCCTGCTCGGGCATAGAGTGGTTGCGAGTCACTCATCGAAGCCGTCCTGTGGGGATGGTGTTTCCCCCTCCCCGAAGGGAAACCAGAGTTTAAACGCACAAAAGCACGAACGTCAACCCCATGCAAGCATCAGACTGAAAAACTGTTGTTTTCCCTCTGTAGACCAATCCCGAGTACTTTGTGGGGTTATTACTTGCCCGGGGGGATGCCCGAAGGGCGAACAGACTTGACAGGTCGTGTAAACAGAGCGAAGGTAAGGGGTAGGTACTCTGAGTGCAGAAGAAGTGCTCAGAGGGGCAATAAAGGGCTTACAGAGGGTGATTTGATGAACCGGGACAAACTGATCGAGATGCTGGAGAGCGACACAAGCACGACCGAGGAGATCGACACAAGCACCGAGCCGCCGGGGAAACCACTGAGCGAAGCGGAACGGGCAGTTCTGAAGATCCAAGAGACAAAGACCCCTACAGGAAAGATATGGGGAGTAAAGAGAGAGCAAAGAGAAAAGAAGCTCACCCCTCAGATGCAATGCTTCGTCAACGCAATACTGGCAGGTCAAACAAAGGTCGAGGCGTACAAGAGCGCATACAACGTCCGAACCAACTCAGAAGCAATGATGGTCGCCAACGCGAACAAGCTCCTGAAGGATTCGAGGATAGCTGCACTACTGGGGTCTCTCGATGATGCCCTCAAAGAAAAGGTCATCGATGACGCAGTGAAGACCCGCAGGTTCGTCATGGAGCGTTTACACGCCCGGGTGATGGCAGCCAAGACCGAGAGTGCAGAACTCAAAGCACTGGAACTCATGGGCAGGGCGGTGGCTATGTTCACCGACAACGTGGACCAGAAGGTGCGGCAGATCGACACAAACCAACTCAAAGAGGAACTCCGATCTCACCTGACCCTGCTGGAGAACGTGGTGCCACTTGAGAAGCGCACTGCCTAGCATAGGCACAGCGTGATGCGTGGGCAGGTACAGGCACACGCTGGCACAGATCAGCGGCTCTCAGTGGCTCTTGGTGGCTGTGACCCCGGTGCTTGTGGGCGTGGGCGGGTAGGCGACCCCCACCCACCCGGCACCCCCCTGTACACGCCAAGCCACCCCTCCACCCTATACACTCTATTCCACACATTCCCCACCACTCACCACTAACCAGAACGCTCGTTCGGGGGGCGTTAGGCAGACATCAGAGGATGCGGCACTCCGGGGCTTTTTCTGCCTTCGACCCGGGCTTTGTTGAGCCGTTAAATCTGGTCCCCCACCCTTGTTGGGAAAGTTGGGAAGGATTGCTGGGGCAGTGATCTTGGGATGATTGCTGGGAAATGGCTTTTGTGACCCCCGGGGGGGTATATATAAATGGGTGTTGACAGGAACGTCTGTTCTTAGTAAAGTTCTGTTCACACAAGGAGGCTTTTGTATGAAATTGATGGTAGAGCATAGTGCTCAGGTGAAGAAGAGGGGCACACCTAAGCCGAAGGGGATGTCTATCAAGAAGGTTCCAGAGGATGTCAGGAAGGTCATGGAAGAGACGGCATTGAATGTTTTCACTGACATGGTCAATTCGGGGGCTTCTTTGCAGCAGACATTGGCAGCGATTTACTTGTCTGGCATAGAGAACGCTATGGCGATATGGAGGGAACATGAATCGCAAAGAACTCAGTGAGCTTTTGGACTTGTGCGGGTTAACCCCTATGAGTCTGATGACTTGGAATGGGAAGACCCATGTTCATGTGGATGACTGCATTGATGGGGATATAGCTGCTTTGGTTCAGTTTGTCAGGATTGTTGAGAAGAAGAAGGCAGAGGAGATTGCAGAGTTGGTGGAGAAGATGGGCATAGAGGGGTATGGGACTTTGGCGATTGCTGCTGCTATCAGGGGCAAGCCAGAGATGTTGTTTGATGATTGGGGATGGAAATGAAGAAGACGATTCCTTGGATACCTGTTGGGCACCCGGAGTTCAAATGGACCTCTGGATCAGATGTTCAGAAGACTTGGAGGAAGTACGGCTGGACTCCCCCCAGTGAGAAGAGGACACCTTTTGTGGAGCCTGTAAAAGAGCCTGAGTGGATCAGGAGGGTCAAATGACTGATAAAACAGGTGGGCCAGCGTTTCCTCGGTCGGGAGATTTCAATCCTCAAACAGGCATGACCCTGCGTGACTACTTTGCGGCTAAAACGATGTCGTCTTACCTTGCCCGTCCAAATCTTCCAATCAACGTCAGCGATGAGGAACTTGCTTTTGCTTGCTATGACATGGCAGATGCCATGCTTAAGGCAAGAGCCAAATGTAAGAGTTAAGGAGTGAAAATGTTTCAAATTGAGAAAAATGTTCCATTGCCCAAGAAGTACCCGTTTGATGAGATGGAGGTAGGAGACTCTTTTGAGCTTCTCGACACCATGAAAAGGAACACGGTCAACATTGCCGCGAGACGGTATGGGGATAAAACGGGCAAGAAGTTTGTAGTCAGGACCAAGGATAAGAAATTGCGCTGCTGGAGGCTGGCATGAAAGGAAACCAGATTCTGGAGCTTTGGAGGCAACACAAGGAGGTCTTGTCCTTCTCCAAAGCATTGCTTTCGGCAGAAAGACAAGCCTGCGCCCGACTGGCAGAAGAAAATGAGAAGAAGTTTGAACTCAGGCAGATCAAGAATCAGTGGGTCTGGGTCAGCCCCGCAGCAGAAGCCATTAAGGAACGAGACATGGATGATGATATTCAGGACTACAAAAAGGAATGGGTAAGCATTACAGAGGAAGAGGTTGAAAGCATTTTCAATCAGGTCGAGTGGATCATGAAGCTGGACTTCGATCAAGACCGCCCCCTCTGGTGCATGACCTTTGCTCAACTGGTAGACAAGAAACTCAAAGACAAAAATTCATGAAATGCCCTCTTTGTGGTGCCCCCACAGATGTCAAAGAAACCAAGACCCAAGACGGAATACCCATAAGGAGACGACATTGCTACAACAACCATTCATTCCGGACCAAGGAAATCCCGATCAGCCAGCCCAAGCCAAAAAGATAGCCTTTACCACCAACGGCAAATCGTTTTTGATCGCCAGTGCCACCCCAAAAATTGTGGGTTACTGGGTCATGCCCGGGGGCACAAAGAGTTGGTACACCAAGTTTGCCGTGTATACAAAACCCCGCTGGCACGTTCGTAAGATGATGCTCTGGGTATTCGGCTGGGACTGGGAACCCGAAAAAGACACTTGCACGAACTGATGTTCGCGTTTAAACTGCGCTCCGTCTTTGAAAGGAGCGACAGTGACAGAACGCCAAAGAGCGGTTTTGGAGTTCATCCAAGCCTACATCAGAATGAAGGGGTTTGCCCCTTCTTTGCAGGATGTAGCCACCGGACTGGGGCTACGATCTAAGTCAAATATCCACAGAGTTATCCACGACCTTGAGGATCAGGGTCTCCTGACCCTCGTCCCAAATAAGGTCCGGACCATCAAACTCCGTGATCGTTCCGTGGAGAAGATGCTCTCTCTATGAGTGATCTTCTAACCCGGGATGAGATCAAGCAGTATCTTGCTTTGCTCGATACGCTACCGGAAGGCTCCCTCGAAATAGAGAAGATCCACACCCTCCTACAGGCAGATAAGCAGGAGCGGTGTAGGCAGAACTTCATGCCGTTCGTGCGGCAGATGTGGGCTGCATTCATCCCCGGCAAACACCATCAGATCATGGCAGATGCCTTTGAAAGGGTTGCCCGGGGAGAATTAAAGCGCCTGATCATCAATATGCCTCCCCGGCATACCAAGTCAGAGTTCGCCTCATACCTCTTTCCTTCTTGGTTTCTGGGTCTGTACCCCGAAAAGAAGGTTATCCAGACCGCCCACACCGCAGAATTGGCAGTGGGATTCGGTCGTAAGGTCAGGAATCTGGTCGGCTCCAGCGACTATCAGTCCGTCTTCCAGACCAAAATGTCGGCAGATTCCAAGGCAGCAGGACGCTGGAATACCTCCAAAGGAGGTGATTACTTCGCTATCGGTGTCGGTGGCGCTGTTACGGGTAAAGGTGCCGACCTACTTATCATCGACGACCCCCATTCCGAGCAGGAAGCCATGCAAGGCAACCCTGCCGTCTATGACAGGGTCTATGAATGGTATTCCTCTGGTCCCCGGCAGCGTCTCCAGCCGGGAGGCTCCATAGTGATCGTGATGACCCGCTGGTCCAAGCGAGACCTGACAGGACAAATCCTTAACGCCGCTGCAAAAAAAGATCTGGAAGACTGGGAAGTCATTGAGTTGCCTGCTCTGCTTCCCTCTGGCAAGCCCCTGTGGGCTGAATTCTGGAAACAAGAGGAATTGGAAGCCATCAAGGCAGAACTCCCGGTAGGCAAATGGGAAGCCCAATACCAACAAAACCCTACATCAGAAGAGGGAGCCATCATCAAGCGGGATATGTGGCAAATCTGGGAGAACGAACGCCCCCCGGAGGTCGATTACATCATCCAAAGCTGGGATACAGCCTTTGAAAAGAACAACAGGGCAGACTACTCAGCCTGCACCACATGGGGCGTTTTCTACCGAGATGTCGATGGGGCAGAGATTGCCAACATCATTGTTTTGGATGCCTTCAAGGAACGGATGGAATTCCCAGAACTGAAGAAGACAGCCTTTGAGTTCTGGAAAGAATGGAATCCAGACACCCTAATTGTGGAAAAAAAGGCTGCTGGAGCGCCCCTGATCTATGAAATGAGGAAGATGGGCATCCCCATTTCGGAGTACACACCGAGCAAAGGGTCGGATAAGATAGCTCGTGTAAACGCCGTGTCAGATCTTTTTGCCTCTGGCATGGTTTGGAGACCCGAAACTCGTTGGGCTGATGAACTGGTAGAGGAGCTTGCCTCGTTCCCAAACGGCGACCACGATGACTTGGTGGACTCAACAACCCAAGCATTGCTCCGTTTCAGACAAGGCGGCTTTATCAAGTTGGAATCGGACGAAGTGGAGGGTTCGTTTATGCCCCGTAAGGCGGCATATTACTGAGGACCGATATGGAAAAATCACTATATGCACTTCCGGTAGGCATCGAGGTTGAAGCCGAGATCACCCCAGAGGTCGAAATTGAGATCGAGATGGAGGGTGGTGACGAGCCTGCGGTGGAAATCGAGGTGAACCTGTCGTCCTTTGATGAAAACCTAGCCGAGAAGATGCCAGAAGGCGAGCTTCAGGCTCTCTCAGAAGACCTTCTTCAGTTCATCCGAGATGATTTGACCTCCCGAAAAGACTGGGAGCGCACCTACAAAGAGGGCTTGGACCTTCTGGGTCTGCGAATCGATGAAAGAACCGAGCCTTGGGATGGAGCCTGCGGTGTCTATCACCCCATTCTTTCGGAATCTGTCGTTAAGTTTCAGTCCGAAACCATCCTAGAGACATTTCCTGCTTCCGGTCCCGTCAAAACCAAGATCATTGGCAAGATTTCCCGGGAAAAAGAAGAGGCAGCAGCCCGGGTTCAGGATGACATGAACTATGAACTCACCGAAGTCATGGCTGAGTACCGTAGTGAACATGAAAGACTGCTGTGGAACCTGCCCATCACCGGATCAGCCTTCAAAAAGGTCTACTTTGATCCGAGTTTAAACAGGCAGGTAGCTATGTTTGTCCCCGCAGAGGACATCATCGTCCCCTACGGAGCTTCTGATCTGCTTTCTGCCCCCCGCATTTCACACAAGATGCGGAAAACTAAGAATCAGATTCGCAAACTTCAGGTGGCAGGGTTCTATCGAGACATTGAACTGGCTGAACCCCAGCGCACAACCACCGAAATTGAGAAGAAAAAGGACGAAGAGGCAGGGATCAACATCGTTGATGATGACCGCTACCTGCTTTATGAGATCCACATTGACTACGATTTGCCGGGATACGAAGACCCGGACGGTATTGCCCTGCCGTATGTCATGACCATTGCCTCAACGGGCGAGGTTTTGGCTATTCGGCGTAACTACCTTGAGGATGATGAAACCCGCCAGAAGCGGATGCATTTCACGCATTACATTTACATCCCGGGTTTTGGCTTCTACGGCTTTGGCTTGATTCACCTCGTCGGTGGTTTTGCAAAGAGTGCGACATCCATACTTCGACAACTGGTCGATTCTGGCACTCTGTCCAACCTCCCCGGGGGTTTCAAGTCCAAAGATTTGCGAGTCAAGGGCGACGACACCCCGATTGCCCCGGGCGAATGGCGTGATGTCGATGTAACCGGCATGACGATCAAGGACTCTATCGTCCCGCTGCCGTACAAAGAACCCAGCGCAACCCTGTACAACCTCCTCAATACCATCGTTGAAGAGGGCAGGAAGTTTGCCTCCGTGGCAGATCTGAAGGTTGGCGATATGTCCAACCAAGCCCCGGTCGGTACGACTTTGGCTATTCTGGAGCGCACCCTGAAGGTCATGAGCGCAGTTCAGGCTCGGGTTCATGCCGCAATGAAGCATGAGTTCAAGCTGATTGCGGGGATCGTCAGGGACTACACCCCAGATACCTATTCTTATGAGGTAGACGCACCCAAAAAGGCGAAAAAGACCGATTACGACATGGTGGACATCATCCCCGTGTCTGATCCCAACGCCTCAACAATGGCACAGCGGGTGGTTCAGTACCAAGCCGCTTTGCAATTGGCGTCTTCTGCCCCGCAGATTTATGACCTACCGCAGCTTCACCGGCAGATGCTGGAGGTTCTGGGGATCAAGAATGTTGCCAAGATCATCCCGATTGAGGACGATCAGAAACCCATGAACCCTGTGACGGAAAACATGGCAGCACTGGCTGGTAAGCCCATCAAGGCTTTCCTGTATCAGGACCATGAAGCCCATATCAAGGTCCATGTAAACGCCATGCAAGACCCCAAACTACAGCAGATTGTGGGTCAGAACCCCAAGGCTCAAATGATTCAAGCCGCCATGATGGCGCATATCAACGAGCACGTTGGGTTCCAATATCGCATCGAGATCGAGAAGATGCTTGGCGTACCTCTGCCTCCACCGGACGAGCAACTCCCGGAGGACATCGAGGTCGAGCTTTCTCGGGCTGTTGCCGCAGCATCGGACAAGTTGCTGGCAAAAGATCAGGCAGAAGCCGCTCAAATGCGAGCACAACAAGCCGCTCAAGACCCTGTTATCCAGAATCAGCAGAAAGAACTGCAAATTCGGGAGGCAGAGGTTATGCGGAAGAAAGCCAAAGACGAGGCAGATATTCAGCTTCGTACCGCCGATCTGGTGGCAAAAGATCAGCGGGAAAAGGAAAGGATTGCCTCTCAGGAGCGCATCGCCGGGGCAAATATCGGCGCAAAGGTCATGGACGCAGAGAAGTCTTTGGAGTCACAACAACGTATCGAAGGTCTCAGAATAGGAGCAAACATTGGCGCTAAAGGACTACCTCCTCGATGAGCTTCACAAAGAACAACAAGCATTGAAGGATCGCATATCTTTCAATGCTGTTGAGGACTACCCCACTTACCGAGAGGCTGTGGGGGAAATCCGAGCTTTCCAACGACTCATAAGAATCATTGAGGACTTACCAGATGAGTAATTTGCAACTGCCAGAGCCAAAGGGATACCGAATCTTGATTGCCATTCCCAAAAAGGAAGAAACATTCAAAGATTCGCAAATTGTGATTGCCGAATCTACTCGGCAGAAAGAGGAAATTGCGTCTATCGTGGGCTTGGTTGTCAAGCTGGGTCCACAGGCATACCAAGACCCTGACAAATTCCCAGATGGTCCTTGGTGTAAAGAGGGCGACTACATCATCATGCGGTCGTACTCTGGCACGAGATTCAAGATCACCACCCCACAAGGTGATCAAGAGTTTCGCCTCATCAACGATGACACCGTAGAGGCTGTCATTGCCGATCCCCGGGTACTCACCCGCATATAAGGAGCTTTTATGTCCGAAAACAACAACCCGAATGTCGAGATTGAGATCGAGGATGGTCCCGAGATTGAAATCGTAGACGATACCCCAGAACCAGACCGTGGCAAACCAGAAGCCAAAGGGTCTTTTGAGGTTCCAGACGACGAGATTTCTCAGTATTCTGAGAACGTCCAAAAGCGTATCCGACAGCTTCGGGCTGTTTACCATGAGGAGCGCCGGGAAAAGGAGCGTCTTGCCCGAGAGCAGCAGGAAGCACTTACTTATGCCCAGCGTGTAGCCGAGCAAAACCGGCTGCTTCAGGAGCGTCTATCTCAGGGTGAGCGGGTTCTGGTGGAGACCAGCAAAGAAAAGCATGAGGCTATCCTTTCTCAGGCAGAACGCGAGTACAAGGAAGCCTATGAGGCTGGTGATACCGAGAAAATGATCGCCGCCCAGAGGAAACTCTCGGAAGCGGTAGTTGGAAAGCGGGAAATTGAGAATTACCAACACAGGTATCAAGCCCCTTTACAACAATCTGAAATTCCAGTAGAAACCAAACAACAACCGCAAGTTGTTCCTGACGAACGGACCCGTCAGTGGGTAACGCAGAACCAATGGTTCAACGAAGACCCAGTAATGAGAGGTGCCGCCTTTGGTATCCATGATCAACTCGTCCAAAATGGATATGTCGCTGGATCGGACGCATATTTCGAGCAATTGGATGCTCGCATTCGGGATTCATTCCCGCAAAAGTTCAGGTCTGCAAAGCCTGCCGCCAATGTTGTCGCTCCTGCTTCAAGGAATCCGTCTGGATCTAAAAAGATTACGTTGACGAAAACTCAAGTTGCTATTGCAAAACGGCTGGGAGTTCCCTTGGAAAAGTATGCTGCTCAAGTAGCGAAGGAGATGACAAATGGCTGATCGCACCCCACGAGATCAAGAGACTCGCGAACAAGGTATAAGGAAAAGGGCTTGGACACCGCCCTCTCTTTTGCCCAAACCCAATAGGGAAGATGGTTATTCGTATCGCTGGATTCGTAAATCGATTCTTGGTCAAGCGGATGACCGCAACATGATGTCCAAGCAGGATGAAGGATGGGTTCCGGTAAAACGGGAAGATCATCCAGAACTGCAATATCCCGGCAAAACCACTGGTCTTGTCGAGATTGGTGGGTTGGTTCTCTCCAAAACTCCAACCGAGTTTGTTGAACAACGTGACGAATGGGTCCGTAGCCAGACAGACGCGCAGACGAGGGCTGTAGATGCCAACCTGATGAAGGAAAACGATCCTCGTATGCCCTTGTTCAGTGATCGTAAATCGACCACAAGCAGAGGCAGGAGATCATAAGGAGTAAGTAATGGCTTATCCGACCGTTGATGCCCCCTACGGCATGGTTCCTGTGAACCTGCTGGGTGGACAGGTATACGCTGGTCAGACCCGTGAAATGCCCATTGGTCAGAATGAAACCACCGCCATTTTCTTTGGCGATGTCGTCACTCTGAACAGTGCTGGTAATGTCACCAAGGTCACGACCACGGCTACTGCCACCACCATTGGTGTGTTCCTTGGATGCACCTATATCGACCCCAACACTTCTCAGCCGGTGTACAAACAGTACTACCCGGGTGCGATCAATGTTGCGGGTATGCAGGCGTATGTACAAGATGATCCCGATCAGTTGTACAAAGTCGCCGTGGTTTCCACTGGCACCACCATTGGCAACCTGACCCGAGCCGCCGTTGGTAAGAATGTTTCGCTGGTTCAAAACAGCGGCAACACCACCAATGGCAATTCCCGTAATGCTGTCCTGAACACGACCGATACGGAGACCACTCTCCCGATTCGCGTGGTGGACGTTGTTCCCGAGACTGCCGTTGCTGGTTTTCCGGGTTCTTATACGGAAGTGATTGTCCGATTCAACTTCGGCATCTCTCTGTATGAAAACGCTGAAGGAAGGGGTGCTTAAAAATGGCAATCTCTCGTGCCCAACTACTGAAAGAACTGCTCCCCGGTCTGAACGCTCTGTTTGGTCTGGAATATGAGCAGTATGGTGAAGAACATAAAGAGATTTTCGAGACCGAAACCTCTGAGCGTTCTTTTGAAGAGGAAACCAAGCTGTCGGGCTTCTCTGCTGCGCCGGTCAAAAACGAAGGCTCTGCCATCGCTTATGACAACGCTCAGGAAGCATGGACTGCTCGTTACCAGCACGAAACCATCGCTCTTGGTTTCAGCCTGACCGAAGAAGCCATCGAGGACAACCTCTATGACTCTCTCTCGGCTCGCTACACCAAGGCTCTGGCTCGTGCAATGTCGTACACCAAGCAGGTCAAGGCTGCAAACGTCTTGAACAACGGCTTCTCGTCTACCTACACTGGTGGCGATGGAGTTGAGTTGTTCTCGACCGCGCATCCGCTGGTCTCTGGTGGCACGAACTCCAACGAGCCGTCTACCCCTGCTGATCTGAACGAGACTTCCTTGGAAGCCGCCGTTATCCAGATCGCAGCGTGGACTGACGAGCGTGGTCTGCTGATCGCGGCAAAACCGCGTAAGCTGATTGTTCCTCCGAGCTTGATGTTCGTGGCTACTCGCCTGTTGGAGACCGAACTCCGGGTTTCTACCAACAACAACGACATCAACGCCCTGAAGAGCAATGGTTCGATCCCGGGTGGTTACACCGTTAACCACTTCTTGACCGACACCAACGCTTGGTTCTTGACCACCGATGTGCCCAATGGTCTGAAGCACTTTATCCGTACCCCGCTGTCCACCGGAATGGACGGTGACTTCGATACGGGTAACGTCCGCTACAAGGCTCGCGAGCGTTACAGCTTCGGCTGGAGCGACCCGCTGGGTATCTTCGGAAGCCCCGGCGCTTGATGAAAAGGGGGAGGACCAAAAATCCTCCCCTTTTTTGTTTAAACGCAGTATGATTCTGGCATCTAGGATTTCCACTCTTACCGAACTGACCTAGCAGACTTTGTAGAGACGGTAAGAGGATGTGCTACAACACGAAAGGTTGATCATGGCAATTTCTACTTTTGACGGTCCCATTCGGTCTTTGGGCGGTATCTACCAGCAAGGACCAGCTTCTATCGTTACCGTCACCTCCAGCACGACTCTCAGTCCCACCGTTCATGGCGGTCGGATTATTGCTGTTGGTGGTACTTTGGCTTCCAACGTGGTGCTGACGCTCCCTGCAATCAACACCTCTTCCAATCCGATTACTTCGGGTCCGGGACAAGACCCGAACACCCTGAACAATCTTGGCGTTGTTTACACGATCTGGGTTCCGACCACGATTGCAACCAGCAGCCTGAAGATTGGCACCAACGGCACTGACAAGTATTTCGGCACCATTTTTGGCATTGATACTGACAGCAGCAATGCTTTGGTGGCTTACACCGCTCAAACGGACAACGACTTCATCAACTTCAATGGCGGCACCACCGGCGGCGTTATTGGAAGCTGGGTTCGTATTTTTGCGCTTGCCGCAAACAAATACATGGTTGAAGGTGTTGCGCTTGGAACTGGCACTGTAGCTACTCCGTTTGCGAACTCGTAATAGGAGGCTGAAATGGCTTCCATGCAATATGACGTATTAGCGTCAAAGCCGCGCACGACCGATGGTCAGATGAAGGACCAGAACGACAACGACCTCAAGCGTTGTCGGATCAAGGCTGTGTATGGCATCTCTGGGGCTGTTGCTGGCTCTGTTGTCTTTCGGGACGGCGGGGCAAGCGGTCCTATCCTGATGACCATGAACTCTCCTACGGCAGCAAACTCGGGAACCTTTTGGTTGCCGATGCCCGGGGAGGGTATTTTGGTTGAGACAGACCTGTATGTGGACCTGACGGATGTTGCGTCCATCATGGTGATATACGGGTGATCTCATGCAGTCAGAAGCCTCTTTCGACCTGCATGGCAAGAAACTGTTCATCGGGTTGCCAGCCTATGACTTCAAGGTCTCGGTCAAGTTAGCTATCGCGCTTGCCGAGTTCTGTGTCAAGGCGCAGCAGCACGGTATTCAGATTCAGATGTCCAACGTCTCGGGATGCTCTGTGGTGTCCCGGGTGCGTAACATCATCGCCAACGAATTCCTTGAGTCGGATGCCGAGCATCTTCTGATGATCGACTCCGACATGACCTTCCAAGCTGATGACATCATTCGTCTTCTGGCATGGAGTCAGACCAAGCCTATCGTGGCAGGCGTAGGGGCTGCTCGGAAGAAAGAGAAGGTCTACTTCTCTTCTCTCGATCAGGATGAAAACGGCAACATCTTCATGGACAAAATGGGTCTGGTGCGCGTCCTGCGGGTCGGCACTGGATTCATGATGATCCAGCGCAAGGTGTTTGAAGTTCTTCGGGATGCCAATCCTGACTGGAAATACATGGATCAGAACACCGGGAAGGTGCTTCAGTCCTTCTTCGATTTCAAATCCACTCCTGACGGGTATGTCGGAGAAGACTATGTCTTCTGTGATCGCGCCCGGGATCATGGGTTTACTGTCTGGGTAGACCCAACCATCAAGCTCGGGCACATGGGTGTCCATGAGTTTGAAGGCTCTTTTGGCGAAGATTTTCTTTACCCGCTGCTCAAGCCGCTGGAAGAAGAAAGGAAGGTTGCCAATGGTTAAGCCTGTCAAAAAATCAGAGATGCCGTGCAACAAGCCGCGCTCTACTCCTACCCACCCCAAGAAGTCTCATGTTGTGAAGGCTTGCGAGAGCGGGAAAGAGAAGGTCATCCGGTTTGGTCAGCAAGGCAAAAAGGTTGGCACTTTGTCTGGCACGGCAGGAAAACCCAAGTCTGGGGAGTCTGATCGCATGAAGGCAAAGCGCAAGTCGTTTAAAGCCCGTCATGCCAGCAACATTGCCAAAGGCAAGATGAGTGCTGCATACTGGGCTGATAAGGTTAAATGGTGAAAACACATGGAGATGCTCGTCTGGAATGTGGTCCTCACAGCCATTGTTGCTTTGCTGGGGTTTGTGTTGAAGGAGAAGTTTGCCGAACTCAATCGGTTGGGCATTCTTCTGAACAAGACCAGAGAGGAGGTTGCGCGTGATCACATCACTCGTACAGAAGTTCACCGAGACATGGAAAAAATCATGGAGCGGTTTGATGCAGGTATTGCAAGGCTGGAAGCAAAGATTGACGACCTTCGCAAAGAGCAGAAAGGAAGATCATGAAAAAGGTTAAGAAGTATGCGTCTGGGGGTCTTTCAGAGATCGCTGACACGGCAGCTACCCTGATGGAAGATGTCGATAACATGGCAAATAACATCAACTATGGCTCTTCTCAGTCAACTGGATCGTCGCAGCCTATTGGGTATATGGCGATATCCAAGATGAAAAAGGGTGGCGCTGTCAAATCGTCTGCCTCCAAGCGGGGGGATGGTATTGCCCAGCGCGGCAAGACTCGTGGACGGCTGCTATGAAGCCCAACAAAATTCGCACTGTCATGCAGGAATTCAAGTCAGGAGATCTGAGGTCTTCTTCTGGCAAAAAGGTCACCAATCCAAAGCAAGCCATTGCAATTGCGTTGAGTGAGGCAGGTAAATCCAAACCCAAACTGAAAGAAGGTGGTCACATGAAAGAGTCCAAACAGATGATGAAGAAGGAAGTGTCGTTCATGAAAAAGAAGGGCGCTCCTAAATCTATGATCAAGCACGAGATGGAAGAAGCTGGGGTCAAAAAGATGCGCGTTGGTGGTAGATTGCTCCCCAAAACCCCGGTGCATCCTCGTGTTGCCAGCGGGATGGCTGCGGCACCTCGTTCATTTACCCCTTATGCCGCAAGGGGACTTAATACCCAAATGTCTAGAAGCCGTGGTATTGCCGAAGGCGGCGAAATCAAGGCATCCAGCGGTCTTGCTGCCGGTCATAAGTCTGCTGACGGTATTGCCAAAAAAGGCAAAACCAAAGGCAAAGAGGTCGTCATGAAAAAAGGCGGCATGACCAAGATGAAAAAAGGCGGGTACTGCTGACATGATGCCCAGCCGTGGTATGGGGGTTATCAATCCCGCTAAGGTCAGAACGATCAAAAAGCGGGATGGTGATGAGCCTGTCAAGCTGTTTAAACAAGGTGGTGAGAGCCGGGTAAATCAATCCGGTAACTACACCAAGCCCGGGATGCGGAAGTCCCTGTTTGAACAGATCAAGAACTCTGCTGTGCAGGGGACGGCGGCTGGACAGTGGAGCGCCCGAAAGAGCCAACTATTGGCTAAACAATATAAAGCGCGTGGCGGCGGTTATCGTGATTGAGACGGCTAAAACTTGTACTGATTGCGGAGCAACAAAGCCGCTGTCTGCGTTTCGCAGTCGCGGCGGTCAAATGTCGCATCTGTACAAAAGCCACTGCAACACTTGTCTTTATCGCAGGCACAAGGATTGGGCTGAAAACAACCAGCACCGAGTGGCAGAATACCGCGAAAAAGACCCGTGGACTTTGGCAAAAAGGTGTTCGCGTCGTGGAATTACGCCTGAACAACTTGTTGATCGTTATGAAAGACAAGAAGGCTGTTGTGCAATTTGCAAGTGCGAGGTTGCTTTAATTGATAGTGCAATTGACCATAATCACGATACCGGGGAGTTTCGCGGCGTTTTGTGTAAACAGTGCAACCGCGCTCTGGGGATGTTTAAAGACAGCCCGGTTATTCTTCAAAATGCTATAGAGTATCTTGAAGCGTTTGGGAGTTACGGTGATGGTGATTAAAGCTCCGCAGAAATCGCTCAAGGCTTGGACAGACCAGAAATGGACTACCAAGTCTGGCAAACCGTCTTCTAAGACGGGAGAGCGATATTTGCCCGAGAAGGCTATCAAGGCATTGACCCCATCCGAATATGCCGCCACAACCCGCGCAAAGAGGGCTGGGAAGGCTTCTGGCAAGCAGTTTGTGCCCCAGCCACCCAAGATCGCCAAGAAAGTTGCTAGGCACAGGAAGATCCAATGACAACGGCTGGCACATCATCGTTCAACCTCGACCTCAACAACATCGTTGAAGAGGCTTTCGAGCGTTGCGGGAAGGAGTTGCGCAGTGGCTACGACTTGCGTACCGCTCGGCGCAGCCTGAACCTACTGACGGTGGAATGGTCAAACCGGGGGGTCAATCTCTGGACGATTGAGCAGGGATCGATTGCTCTGACTCAGAATCAGATCACTTACCCGCTGCCTATCGACACCATCGACCTGTTGGAGCACGTTACCCGGACAGGAACTGGGCAGAACCAGCAGGACTTGACCATCACCCGGATTAGTGTTTCTACCTATGCCACTATTCCCAACAAGAACGCCACAGGCAGACCGATTCAGGTTTGGGTTGATCGTCAGTCTGGTGCTACTTATCCTCCCGGTGGGAGACCGGCTGGCACCAACACAACGACCGGGGTGGATCATCCGCAAATCTATGTCTGGCCCGCCCCGGATCAAAGCAACTACTACACCTTCGTGTATTGGCGTTTACGCAGGATTCAGGATGCTGGAAACGGGGTTCAGACGCAGGATATCCCTTTCAGATTCCTCAATTGCATGATCGCTGGGCTGTCGTACTACCTTGCCCAGAAAATCGCCCCAGATCGCGTTCCAGTGCTCAAGGCGCAGTATGACGAGCAATGGAAGTACGCTACAGAGGAGGACCGCGACAAAGCCGCAGTCCGGTTTGTGCCACGCAGGTATTTTGTTGAGTAATGGGAAACAAGTTCGCGTCCGGGAAAAACGCGATTGCAGAATGTGATCGCTGTGGATTCCGTTTCAAGCTGAAGCAGCTTAAAGGGCTGGTGATCAAGACCAAGAATGTGAACATCTTGGTTTGCCCGGAGTGCTGGGAGCCAGACCAGCCTCAGTTGCAGCTTGGAATGTATCCTGTGGATGACCCGCAGGCTCTGAGGAATCCAAGACCGGACAAGAGCTATCGGATATCTGGTTTAAACGGCTTGCAGTTGTTTGATACAACGGGACCAGATCAAGATCAGACAGGCACCCCGGAGGGGGGCAGTAGGATATTCCAGTGGGGGTACGCCCCTGTTGGCGGTTCCAGAGCCAATGACAATGGGCTTACGCCCAACAATTTGGTTTTGGGGATTCAGTTGGGAACGGTCACGGTAGTAACCACATAGGAGTGAAACATGGAAACTGGCAAGATGAAGCAAATCGCCAAAACTGAGGTCAAGAAGCATGAGAAATCCATGCATGGCAAGGGCTATGCAAAGGGTGGCGTGACCTCTGGCGCAATGAAGCAGTACGGACGCAATGTTGCCCGTATGATGAACCAACGCTCTACCTCTCGGAGCCGCTGATGAACACCGACAAATTTGAATACTTCCCGGCTGACACAAAAGACCCTTGCGGGAAATATGTGCAGCCCAAGCCGTACACACAGCCTATGCCCAACACTGGCTATCCCAATGCCACGCCCAATACGCAGACTCAGCGTACCCGTGGTACGAAGAACACCAGCCGGGGCTTTGGACATAGCAGCAAGATGGGGTAATCAGTGAACTACACTGAACTGAAAGCACGGATCAAGGCGTACTGCGAGAATGATTTCCCGCAGGCGGTTGGTGCTGGCGGTCTGACTTCTGACCAGCAGATCAATACGTTCATCCAGCAGGCTGAACAGCGCATCTACAACTCAGTTCAGTTTCCCTCTCTGCGGAAGAATGTCACTGGCGCAACCACGACCAACAACAAGTACCTGTCTTCTCCCGGAGACTTTCTGGCAGTTTATTCGATGGCTGTCATTGATCCTGTCTCGGGCGAGTACTTGTATCTGTTGAATAAGGATGTGAACTTCATCCGGGAGTCGTTCCCCAGCCCGACAGACACTGGCAAGCCCTATTACTACGCCCTATTTGGTCCCACAACGACCAATAACGTGCCTCCTGTCATCACCAATGAGTTGACCTTCTTGCTGGGTCCAACGCCCGATGCAGCCTACGATGTGGAGTTGCATTACTACTACTACCCAGAATCGATTACTACCGCAGCAACAGGGCAGACTTGGCTGGGTGACAACATTGATTCTGTGTTGCTGTATGGCGCGATGATGGAAGCTGCTTCTTTCATGAAGTCCGAGAAGGACATTGTGGATCAGTACATGGGTCGATACAACGAGGCTCTGATGCTTGCCAAGCGTCTAGGTGACGGCATGGAGCGTCAGGATGCATACAGGTCTGGTCAATACCGGATGGAGGTCAGATAATGGCTTTCACGGGCAACTACACCTGCGATACGTTTAAACAAGGTCTGCCCAGCGGTAGCTTTAATTTTGCTACTGGGACCACGGATGTGTTCAAGATTGCTTTGTATACCAATGAAGCAACCTTGGACAACACAACCGTTGCGTATACGTCTACTGGTGAAGTCTCTGCAACTGGATATAACGCTGGGGGTGAGGTTTTAAGCCCCACGGTTTCCATCTCTGACGGCACATCCTTCATTGATTTTGGGGATGTTTCTTGGAGCGGGGCATTTACTGCCCGTGGTGCGCTGATCTACAAAGACGGTGGAGCGGCAATTTGTGTATTGGATTTTGGTGCTGACAGGACATCGGACACTACATTTCAGGTGCAGTTCCCTGCCAACACCAATACTTCTGCCTTGATTCGGATTTCATAAGGAGCAATCATGTTCAACGATAAAGCAAAGTCCACCGACCAAATCAGTGCTGGTGTGGCTGTAGGCAATGGTAATCAAGAGGCTGCTCGTGGGGGCGGCGTGTTCTTTTTTGAGTGCTATGACAAAGATGGCAATCTCAAGTGGACAGAGAAATCCCATAACTTGGTGGTCAATGTCGGCTTGAAAGACATGAACGACAAGTATTTCAGCGGCTCCACCTACACCGCCGCTTGGTATCTGGGGCTGATCACTGGTCCGGGTTCGGGTACAACCATCGCCGCAGGTGACACTATGGCTTCTCACGCTGGCTGGAGTGAAAACACCTCGTACAGCCAAGCCACCCGCCCAGCCGCCACGTTTGGTGCAGCAACGACCGCCGACCCTTCGGTGATCAGCAACTCGGCATCGGTGGCTGTGTTTTCGATCAACGGCACCACAACGATTGCTGGGGCTTTTCTGACCAGCAACAACACCAAGGGTGGCACTACCGGCATCCTGTTCTCGGCATCTGACTTCCAGTCTCCCGGTGACCGCAGTGTTGTTTCTGGCGATACCTTGAACGTCACCTATCAATTCAGCCTTGACGCAGTCTAAGGAGTCAACATGGCTACAAAATACACCAAAGGTCAGAACGTCAAACTCAGTGCTGTGACCCCGCAAGGTCCGGTGGTTGCGCTACGCATGGATGAGAACGGCACATTCTTCTATCTGGTGGAGTGGACCGACGAATCGGGCGTGAAACAGCAACGCTGGTTTGAAGAGTCGCAACTGTCCGCTGTTTAAAGGTCGTCAGTGCTCGGACTGCTGCCATATTCGACAGCGCCGTATTCATCGCTATCTGGTGCTGTTTATGCGGCTTCTGTCTCGGAAACCGCCAGAGCCTCAGATACGCTGAGTGCGCTGGCTTCGTTCGCCAGTACAGTCAGTGAAACGGCAACGGCAGCAGATTCCATATCGGCTCGGGTAACTTTCCAAGGCACAGTCTCGGAGACCGCCAGAGCCTCTGATTCCGTCAGCACAAGCGTCACCTATCAGGTGACTGTCATAGAGTTGGTGACGGGGGCAGATTCAATCTCTGCCTCTGTTATCTTCAATTCAAGTGTCAATGAGACCGCTACAGCATCTGACTCTGTCTCTGCGGCGGCAAATTTTGCCGTCTCGGTAACCGAATCCAACACTGCATCTGAGACCGTACTGGCTACGGTAATCCTTGTTTCAACGGTCAATGAGACCGCAACGGGGGCAGACAGTGCTTCTGCGGGTGTTGTTTTCAACGGCTCTGCATCTGAGACTGCAACTGGTACAGATCAAGCGCAAGCGGCGGCAACCTTTGTCACCAGCCTATCGGAGTCGGCTACTGGCACAGATCAAACGCAGGCTTCCGCAAACTTTGCGGTCAATCTTGCTGAAACAGTTTCTGCTGCTGATCAAGTACAGGCATCTGCTGATTTTGCTCCCAGCGTAAATGAGACTGTCACAGGCGCAGATCAAGCCTCTGCAACGGCAGTCTTTGGTGCCTCGGTAGACGAGACGGCTACTGGCTTAGATGAAATCTTTGCCGGTGCTGAAATGAACAGTGCGGTGGCTGAAGATGCTGCTGCGCTAGACGATCAGCAGGCATCGGTTGATTTTGGAGGCAGTGTTTCTGAGGACGCAACAGGCTCAGATCAAGTAAATGTGGCTATAGATTTTGGCGGGCTGATCGATGAGTCTTCTACTGTCGAAGACTTGATCTCTGCAATTGCTGATTTTGTTGCTGATGTCAATGAGACTGCAAATGCGTCTGATGAGTTGTCTTCATCTTTTGCATTTGCTGGAAACATTGAAGAATCTGCTATGGCTACTGATGAGCCTTCGGCTGGTGTTGTTTTTATTGTCGATGTTACCGAATCTGGCGTTGTTGAGGATTTGATCGGCGCGTCTGTAGATTTTGGCGCTTTGATTGATGAGACCGCTGTAGGATCAGATGAATCTGGGTCTATTTTGATCTTTGGGGCTACAGTTGCTGAATTGCTGAATGCCAATGACAGCTTGCTGGCAAGGCTGTTGTGGGAGATCATCAATGACAGCCAGACGGGGCAATGGAATGTGATCAATGCTCAGAATGGAGCAACTTGGTCCAACATCAATACCTCTGATACTGCCAATTGGAATCTCATAAATGCACAAAACGGCAGTAATTGGTCCACCATCAACACATCTGACTCGGCAACTTGGAACGTCATAAAGACATCGAACTGATATGCCACTTGTTGTCAAAGATCGAGTCCGAGAAACCACGACCACGGCGGGTACGGGGACAGTCACGCTTGCCGGGGCAGTGACTGGCTTTCAGTCTTTCTCTGCCATCGGGAATGGGAACACCACCTTCTACACCATCGCTGGTCAGGGTACGTCTGAATGGGAGGTTGGGATTGGAACCTACACCTCTGCTGGTACTACTTTGTCCAGAGACACAGTTTTGGAGTCCTCCAACAGCGGTTCCAAGGTCAACTTCTCTGCCGGGACCAAAGATGTATTTGTCACTTACCCAGCCGAAAGAACGATAACGGGGGGTGGTGGAGGTATTGGTGCGCTGGTTGTCAATGCAACCACGGTAACGGACAATTACACCGTAGATACGGGGACGAACGCTCAGTCTGTTGGTCCGGTGACCATCAACAGCGGAATCACGGTTACGGTTGCATCTGGTCAAAGATGGCTGGTTGTGTAATCATATGACTTGAGGAAAAAATATGCCGTCCACATTCTCAACCAATCTAAAGATAGAACTCATCGGATTAGGTGAGCAGGTTGGTACTTGGGGTACGACAACCAATACAAACCTTGGGACTGCTTTGGAGCAGGCTATTGTTGGTCGAGTGACGGTTGATTTTGCTTCCGATGCCAACAAAACCCTGACCCTGACCAACACAAACGCTGCTCAAGATGCTCGGGCGGTGTTTCTCAATGTCACATCCAGTGTCAGTTTGACCGTAACCCGAGACTTAATTGTCCCGGCAGTTACCAAGAATTACGTTGTCAAGAATGCCACCACAGGCGGTCAAAGCATCCGGGTGATTGTTGCTGGGTTGGGAGTGACCATCCCAAATGGCAAGACAGCCCTGATTTACAACGATGGCACGGACATCAAGTATCAGTTTGATGTTGTCGATGCTTTGACCTTTACTGGGGATGGCACGTTCAGCGGAACGGGGCAGGTAAAGCTACCGGCAGGCACAACGGGTGAGAGAAGCGGATCTCCAGTAAATGGCATGATCCGGTACAACACCAGTTTGAGTTCTTTCGAGGGGTATGCGGCTGGTCAATGGGGCGGTATTGGCGGGGCACAGGCAGGCGGTGCCATCATGACCAACAAATCCACCGCCACAGTCAGTTATACCGTCGCCAGCGGGGAAAATGGTTTGAGCGTGGGTCCGATCACAATTGACTCGGGTGTCACTATCACAGTTGCCACGGATCAACGCTGGTTGATCCTGTAAGGAGAAGAAATGCCATACGGTACGTTAAACGCAGACAAGGTAGTCAACAGCGACAGTATTACCTCCGGGGGTCTGTACGGCTTCAAAAACCGTCTTATTAACGGTGACATGAGGATCGACCAGAGGAATGCTGGGGCGAGTGTGACTCCCGCTAGTGGGGCTTACACTGTAGATCGTTGGGTATATTTTGCTTCGCAAGCATCAAAATTTACAGCCCAACAATCGAGCGTAGCTCCTGCCGGATTCACTCGGTCTTTGCTTTTTACAACAGCTTCCGCTGTCTCAGTAGGGTCCTCTGACTTTTTTCAGTTTCAGCAACCAATTGAGGGCTTTAATACGGCAGACCTTGGATGGGGAACAGCAAACGCTCAATCTGTAACATTGTCTTTTTGGGTTCGCAGCTCTCTTACCGGCACTTTTGGTGGAGCTTTGAAGGATGCTTCTTCACGCTCTTATCCATTCAGCTACATCATAAACTCAGCAAATACATGGGAGCAGAAGACTGTAACCATTGCGGGTGACACAAGTGGAACTTGGGCTACAGATAATTCTGCAAGTATTCGTGTTGCGTTTGGTCTTGGCAACGGATCAACTTTCAGTAGCACTGCTGGCTCATGGCAAGCAGGTAACTTTAGTTCAGCCACCGGCGCAACCTCTGTCGTCGGAACCAACGGAGCCACCTTCTACATCACAGGCGTTCAACTCGAAAAAGGCAGCACAGCAACGAGCTTTGATTACAGACCGTATGGGACTGAGTTGGCTCTGTGTCAGAGGTATTTTACAAACTCATGGTCGGGCAGTGGTAAATGGTATACAACTACAACGTGTGCTATTTATGGAAGATTCCCGGTCACGATGCGAGTTGCACCAACCACAGTAGCCGTCGCAGCAAGTCCGGGGAACATTGAAGAACCCGGAGTTTCAAACCGCGCAGTAAGTGCTGTTGCAAGTTCAAATTTAACTGCTGATGGGGGTGTTGTTAATTTCACCACTGCAACGGCAACTCTTAACGCGGTTGGTGGCGCTGGAGGTAGCGCAAACTCAATTGCAACCTTTAGTGCGGAGCTTTAATCATGTATCAACAAATCAAACCAGCGTTTGAGGGTCAAGAAGTCCATTGCATCAAGCGCCTTGCAGACAACGCCTTCATACCCTTCGACCCCGCTAATGTTGACTATCAGGAATACTTGAAGTGGCTCTCCGAGGGCAACCAACCTCTCCCAGCAGATGAGGAGCAAAAATGACTTTGATTCTTTCAGGCACGGACGGTCTGTCCGATATTGATGGTTCTGCTGCCACCCCGGCTATTCGGGGCACGGATACCAATACTGGCATCTTCTTCCCTGCGGCTGACACGATTGCCTTCTCTGAGGGCGGTGTGGAGGCGATGCGTATTGATAGCTCTGGCAACGTGGGCATCGGGACGAGTTCGCCAAGCGGGAGTCTTGATATTGGGGGCGCAACACCAACTATTAGGATAGCTCCATCAACTACGACAAATAACGCTTTACTACGGTGCGTTAACGCTGGCGGCACTGCTTACATCGGACTTGACAGCAGCGCGGCTGGTCTTAGTAGTGCTTACGCATTGAATTTGTATCATTCTGGCGCTTACCCAATTGACTTTACTACAAACGGCATATTTCGCGCCCGTATCGACAGCAGCGGGAATCTGCTGGTGAACACCACAAGCAATCCCGGCACCTCCGCTAAGTTTGTTGTTTCCGGCAACTCGGATGGTACCTTCAACCCGATGACGGTTGTGCAGGAAGCTGCCGGAAGCACAAGCCGAACCTCGATTCAGTTTTACAGGAACTCTGCTGCTACTGCTGTTGGAACAATTACCACCACCAATGCGGCGACTGCTTATAACACCTCCTCCGACTACCGTCTGAAAGAGCAAGTACAGCCGATGACTGGAGCGCTTGCGCGTGTCACTGCGCTCAAGCCGGTGACGTACAAGTGGAAGGTGGACGGCAGCAGTGGCGAGGGTTTCATCGCCCATGAGCTTGCGGAAGTCGTGCCTCAGTGCGTGACGGGCGAGAAAGACGCTGTGGATGCTGAAGGCAAACCCGTCTACCAAGGCATCGACACCAGCTTCCTCGTGGCAACCCTTACGGCGGCAATTCAAGAACAACAAGCCATCATCCAATCCCTTACAGCCCGTATTGAGGCACTGGAAGGAAAATAAATGCCAAGCGTAATTAACAGCGACAACGGCGTAATCTCTGGCACCTCTGGTCTGAAGACCTCTGGCAGTAACGATGGTCTGCTGGACTTCCAGTCCAATGGCACCCGAATTGCCGGTATCACCACATCAGCGTTTCAGGTTGGTACAAACAACATCTCTGCCGTCAACTCAATGGGCTTCCGCAACCGTATCATCAACGGGGATATGCGGATTGACCAGAGGAACGCTGGGGCGAGTGTGAGCCTTAGTGGGTTGGCAGTAACGTACACCCTTGACAGATGGGCGATTCGGAGCGATACGGATGCAATTGTGTCTGTTCAGCAATCGTCTACTGCTCCTACCGGCTTCAATAACTCTTTGCTGTACACGGTCACGACCGCAGACTCGTCATTAGGCGCAACGCAAAACTACTCTGTCCAGCAACGCGTTGAAGGCTTCAACATGGCTGATTTTGGGTGGGGTACTGCTTCTGCACAAACAGTCACGTTGTCATTCTGGGTTCGTTCAAGTTTGACTGGAACATTTGGCGGCGCAATTTCAAACTCGGCAGCTAACCGCAGTTACCCGTTCACATACACAATCAGTGCTGCGAATACTTGGGAACAAAAGACAGTAACGCTTGCTGGCGACACGACAGGTACTTGGCTCACAACCAACGGTATTGGTGCTTATATTTACTTCTCAACAGGCGCAGGCTCCTCTGTTAGCGGAACCGCTGGCGCATGGGCTGGGTCTGACTTCCGTTCAGCCACCGGCGCAACCTCTGTCGTCGGCACAAACGGAGCCACCTTCTACATCACCGGAGTCCAGTTAGAAGCCGGTTCGGTCGCCACCCCGTTTGAGCGCAGGGACTACGGGCGTGAGTTGATGATGTGTCAGAGGTATTACCAAAGGATTGGTTCAACAGGAGCGGTTAATGCCGCCGTGGCATCTGGGGTAAATTTTTTAACCACAACTGCAATAACATACTGTAAATTTATCACTACCATGCGCGCTGCGCCGACCGGCTCTGTTACTACTGCAAGCAATTTTTCGCTGCTATCAGGTGGGTATGCCACAACCGGATCGGCTGTGACCGTCTACACAATGGGAACGGATTCAACTCGTGTTGATGTCACAACTGCCGGACTTACAACGGGGCAGGGCAGCGTGCTTTACATCGCTTCAACCACTGATGCAATCCAACTTGCTGCGGAGTTGTAATATGTACAAAAAGTATTTTGATGTCGCTTTCCAGAAAGACGCAACTGGCGTAATTCGCCTCTCCGACAACGCATTCATCCCCTTCGACCCCGCAAATACCGATTACGCCAATTTCAAGGCGCAGATCAATGCGGGCGAGACGCAGCTTGAAGACGCTGATGGCAACCTGATGAGCGCAGATACCGCCAAAACTTATGTGGCTGGACTTCCGTAACAATGAATCATGATCGACCCGATAACCGCTCTTGCCGCCGTCTCGTCGGCGGTCAATCTTGTCAAAAAGGCAGTTAAGACGGTACAAGACGTACAGTCACTGGGTCCGGTTCTTGGGCAGTATTTTGATGCCAAAGCGCAGGCAATAGAGGTTGTTGAGAAGGCAAAGACAGGGGCGTTCAGCGGTTCGATGTTGGGCAAGGCGCTGGAGGTGGAACTCCAGCTTGAGCAGATGCGGGAGTTTGAAGAGCAGGTAAAAATGCTCTTTTGGCAGGCAAACAAGATGGATGTTTGGATGCGGATAACCGCCCGAGCCAAACAGATGGAAGCAGACGCAGCCCGTGCAGAAGGGCGGCGCAAAGCGGAAAAGAAGCGCAAACAGGCAGAGTTTGAAGAGTTGGTCCTGATCATCTCTGCCGTTTTTGTCACGGTAGTGGTTCTTGGAGCAACCTTCTATTTCGTCATGCAGGCAATGCAAAGGCAGTATTGATATGGACACGAAAGAACTGGAAGTATTCAAAGCCCAAGCCAAAGCCGAATTAAATCGTCTTGAGGCTGAGAGCACCGCCAAAGAGGTAGCGGGCAAAGCCATTGGCAAACATGGTCTTGCCTACATTACTGCGATTGTTGTGGTGGGCGTTGGAGCCAGTCTGGCGCTTGACGAGTCCAAGATTGCCGCTGTTATTGGTCTGGTATCTGCCGCCCTGACTGCCTTGATTTCCATGCTCAACGGTATTGCCGGGGCGAACCCGAAGCAGGAAAAGCCTGAGTTTGAGATCATGCGCCAGTTGATTGACAAGTTGGACCGGCTTGACCGGCAAGAGCAGCCCATGCGGGTGGACGTTGAAGGCGACAAGGTCACCGTCCGCAAGGGTGACGATGTTGTGACGGCAAAGAAAGACTGACAAAGGATATATATGTTCCCTCTTGCAGCACTCCTTGATGTCGGCGGCAAGCTCATCGACAAACTCATTCCTGACCCCGAAGCCAAAGCCAAGGCGCAAATGGACTTGGCAAAGATGGCTCAGGACGGCGAACTCGCCAAGATGGCGAACGACACCAAGCTCTTTGAGATTGAGCATACGAACGTCACCGAGCGGTGGCGCTCTGACATGGGTTCAGATTCTTGGCTGTCCAAGAACATCCGTCCTCTGGCTCTGATTGCCATCTTCGTGGCGTATTTCCTGTTTACGGCGCTGTCAGCGTTTGGCTACTACGCACAGGAGTCCTACGTCCAACTGCTCGGGCAGTGGGGGCAGATCATCTTCCTCGCCTACTTCGGCGGTCGCACTGTTGAGAAGCTGGCTGATATGAAATACGGGAAAGACAAATGAAGCACAACTGGGAAGAAGCGCTCAAGCACATCCTCAAGTGGGAGGGCGGGTATGTCAACCATCCGTCTGATCCGGGCGGCATGACCAACTTAGGGGTGACAAAACGTGTCTGGGAAGAGTGGACCGGCAAGCCTGCGACTGAAGCAGATATGCGTGGACTTACCATTGAGATGGTGTCTCCCCTTTACAAGAAGCGTTATTGGGACGCTGTGCGTGGGGATGATCTTCCTAGTGGTGTGGATTTGTGCGTTTTTGATTGTGCCGTCAATGCTGGTGTTGGGCGGGCTTCTCGATTCCTTCAGCAGGCTGTGGGCGTGGTGGCAGATGGTGCAATTGGTCCCAAGACGCTGGAAGCCGTGACAAAAATGTCCGCTGATGAGATCATCGAGAAGTTCTGTGATTTGCGTGAATCACATTACAAGAGCCTGAATACCTTCGCGACGTTTGGAAAAGGATGGATGCGTAGGCTCGATGGCATTGAAGCTGAATCCAAACACATGGCGTGATGTTTAAAAATGTCATTTACCAAAGTCAGGATCAAGCCCGGAGTCAATCGAGACACCACGAACTACGCCAATGAGGGCGGGTACTACGAGTCCGAGAAGATCCGGTTTCTCTCAGGTTATCCACAGAAAATTGGTGGATGGCAGAGCGCAGACACGGTTTCTATCAAGGGCATCTGCCGACAGATGTTCAACTATGTCACGACCAACAGTGACAATGTTTTGTGGATTGGCACGACCAACCATCTATATGCCGAAGTTGGCGGCAACCTGCAAGACCTGACCCCTGCCCGGGCGACCTTTGTTTCCCCTGCAACTAACAACTGCTTTGACACGACCAATGGCTCCAAGATTGTCAATGTAAACATTGTGGGGCATGGAGTAAATGACACAGGGCAGTTTGTGACCTTCTCCGGTGTTGTGGGTCCAATTGGCGGTATTCCAGAGGCAGAGTTCAACGCTGAGTTTCAGGTCTATGCGATTGTCAATGTTGACAATTTCCAAATTGAGATGACCACCGCTGCCACCAGCACGGTCAGCAATCAAGGCGGCACTGGCATCACGGCTGTATTCCCGATCATCCCGGGCAGTGACTACGATACCTACGGATATGGCTGGAGTGCTGGTCCTTGGAGCCGTTTGGGCTGGGGCACTGGCACTATCAATCCTTTGGTCATTGATCAGAGGGATTGGTGGTACGACAATTTCGACGATGACACGGTCATGAACATTCGTAACGGTACGCCTTACTACTGGGCGTATGAGACGACCTTCAGTGTCCGTGCCATTCCGATGTCCACCGCTGCAACCAACGCTGGGTTTACGGGGACAAATGTCCCTTTAAAGGTCATGCAGTTGATGGTTTCGCAGAATGACCGTCACCTCTGTGCATTTGGAGCCACTCAGTTTGGCTCTTCAGCCTTTGACCCGATGCTGATCCGGTGGGCAGATCAGGGGGAGCCTTTGAATTGGACCCCCAGCCCAACCAATTCGGCAGGCTTTTACAGGCTGTCTCGTGGTTCCAAGATTGTCCGGGCGATTGCCACTCGGCAGGAGATTCTGGTTCTGACCGACTCCACCATGTACTCCATGCAGTTCACCGGGACCACGGATGTGTTTGCCTTCCAAGAGATGGCAGACCATATCTCTATCGCCAGCCCTCGGTCGATCTCTGTTGCCAATAACGTGGCATATTGGATGGGGCAGGACAAGTTCTATATGTATTCGGGGCGAGTAGAGACTTTGCCTTGTACGCTCAGGAATCATATTTTCAGCAACCTGAACTACTCACAGACCAATCAGATCATCTCTGGCACCAATGAGCGTTGGAATGAAATCTGGTGGTTTTACCCCACAGGCAACTCAAATGTACCGGACAGCTATGTGATCTACAACTATGTAGAGCAGATCTGGTACTACGGCACTCTGACCAGAACGGCTTGGCTGGATTCTGTGGTGAGACAGTATCCACAAGCCATCAACAATCAGTATCTGTACAGCCATGAATTGGGTGTGGATGCTGATGGGTCTGCCATGACCTCTTACATCGTCACTTCAGACTTCGACATTGCAGACGGGGAAGATTTCCTGTTGATCAAAAGGATCATCCCTGACATCAACTTTGCGGGATCAACGGCTGCAACCCCGCAGGTTCTGTTGACGGTCAAGCCCAGAAACTTCCCCGGCACCAACTACACGGGTGCCAATCAGCCTTTGGTCGAGTTGTCTTCTACCGTTCCAGTAGAGCAGTACACAGAGCAGATATTCATCCGTGCCCGGGCGCGTCAGATGGGCTTGAAAATCTATTCTGATGGGCTGGGGGTGATGTGGCAGATGGGTCTTCCTAGATTGGACGGACGCAAGGATGGCAGACGGTGATTATCAAGAAGTTCAAAGCACCTGCCCTTCCGATACCGAAGAGGGAGTACGATCAGACCGAGCAGACCGATCTGATCCGTGCTCTGCGTTTGTACTTCAACCTGCTGGATGACTATCTCAACAATCTGACAAATGAGGTCAATGGCTTTATGGAACCTTTTTCCGCAACATCCTTAGATGCGTTTGGAAGGCTCCGTATTGCCCAGCCTTACACCCTTTTTGACAGCCAGAATCGCTACCAAAAAGACCCGCAATTCAGTGAAGAACTGGCAACCGGGGGCACTGCCACTCATGTGGCAAACGAATCCAGTGTTGACTTGGCGGTTACCACGACCTCTGGCAGTAAAGCGGTGCGTCAATCTTTCCGTTCCTTCCCGTATCAGCCGGGGAAGAGTTTGATGGTCTTGGCTACGTTTGTGATGAACGCTGGCAAAGAAAACCTACGCCAGCGGGTTGGTTATTTCAATACTGACAACGGCGTGTTTTTCCAAGTCAATGGAACAACCAAGTCTTTTGTTTTGAGAACCAACACCTCTGGCACCCCCAGCGATGTCCGGACGGTCAATCAGGCAGACTGGAATGGTGACAAGCTCGATGGCTCTGGCACCTCTGGAATCACACTGGACATTACCAAAGCACAAATCCTGTACATGGATTTTGAGTGGCTTGGCGTGGGTTCTGTGCGCTGTGGATTCGTGATTGATGGCAAGTTTTATGTCTGCCATACCTTCAACAACGCCAATGAGATTGACAAGGTCTACATGACCACAGCAATCTTGCCGGTCAGGTATGAGATTGAAAACACGGGCACAACCGCCTCTGCTTCTACCCTGACTCAAATCTGTTCTTCGGTGATCTCCGAGGGCGGTTACGATCAGAAGGCTATCCCTCAGTGGGCAAGACGTACCACGACTTTGACTGGTGTGACCACCACGTTCGTGCCTATCGTTTCAATTCGACTCAAAAGCACCTCTCTTGGCGCGGTTGTGATTCCTTCCGTGTTCCATGCCATTCCTATTGGATCGACCTTGGACTACGAGGTTGTACTGCTCAAAAACCCAACGCTGACTGGCGCGTCGTGGACAAGCAACTCGACGAACGTAGAACGGGATGTGACCGCCACCGCATTGACTGGTGGCACGATTGTCGATCTGGACTACGTTTCTGGCAGCAATCAAGGCAGCGGCGTAGTGAGTGAGGGCAGTGACTACAACTTTGACCTGCAACTGGGCGCAAGCATCAGCGGCACCAGTGACATCTACACGGTGGCTGCAAGAACCATTTCTGGTACAGATTCCATCATTGGATCGATGTCCTACTACGACCTAACTGATTGACGTTTAAACGCGAAAAAGGATAATGTCAATATGAACCAAGCCGCCCAAACCCTAGCCAGCCAAGGTCGGTATGGCGATACCATGCTGGTGCATATGTCCCCCAAAGAAGTGGGGGGGCTTCAGGCTCTTGCTCGGAGCAATGGCACTACCTTGACCATCAACCCAGCTACGGGTTTACCCGAAGCGTTTAGCCTGCGTAATCTCCTGCCGATGATCATTGGCGGTGGATTGACGGCTTTGTCTGGGGGCACTCTGTCCCCTCTGACCGTAGGACTGATGACGGGTGGCTTGGGAGCCTTGGCTACCGGGAGCCTCCAACAGGGTCTTTTGATGGGTCTAGGAGCCGCTGGAGGCGCTGGATTTGCCGGGTCGGCAGCAAACCTTGCCGCGCCTGCTGCGGCGGCTACAACGCCCGTTATTCCTGCCGCAGTGACCCCTGCTGCTGCTTTGTCTGAAGCTGCTGCAACTGCTGCTGCCCCGGGTCTTGTTTCTGCCGCCCCGGCGCTGACCCCGGCTACCTCGGTTGCCACATCTCCGCTGTCGGCTGGGTTTGCTACCGCTCCGCAGGGCGCTTTGGGATCGGGAACTTTTGATACGCTTGGTAGCTTAACCAACATCAATCCCATGCAGCCTGCGTTTACACAGCCTTCTTTGGTTGGCGCAGGCGTTGGACCCAGCCCTGAAGTGAGTATGTTTGGTGCTGGTCAAATGCAGCCTCAAGCAGCACCTCTGTCTGTGGGTGACTTGGCTCCTTCTCCCCCAATAAGCGGTGGTATTGCCTCTCTCCCAACCGCAGCCTCTGAATATGGCTTGATGGCTCCTTCTGAACTGGTAGGAACCACAGCTCCAACTTCTTACTCAGATCGTTTGGGCGTAGGGTTTAAACAGGCAGTATCTTCGCCTGAAGCCTTTGGGAAGTATTTGTCTGGTAACACCATGAACTTGGCAATGGGACTATCTCCAGCCTTGTTTGAGCAGCCTGAATACAGTGTCCCCGAAAGTAATGCCATGATTCGTCCGTATACCCTTGAGGTGGACAATCTGTCTGGTCGTCCAGTTTCTCCGACCGGGGTTGAGGAAGAGCGTCTGCGCTATCGGTATACCGCAGGAACTCCTTATCGTGCAGCCAAGGGCGGGATTATTGCCTTTGCAGACGGAGGAAATACCACTGACGGACAAGAGATAAACACCAGCCCCGTGCCAAATGTTTCTCCTCAAGTGGCTCAGGTATATCAATCTATTGCCCGTATTCAAGGGATGGCAGGATTACCTCAGTTGCAAATCCCTGCTTTTATGCCTTCGCAACCAAGCCCCGTAGCCCGTATTGCTCAACGAGCATATCAACCGATCAGTTATCGGGAGCGTGATTATGGCGTTGCAATGCCTCTTGCAAGTCAATCTGAAACATTTAAAGGGTCAGAGGAAAAAAAGAAAGCTGCTGCTGATGCCGCTTTTACATATCCATGGGGTGACTTTGGCGGGGGCGGCAATGATGGTGGCATGGGCGGCTTTGGGTATGGTGGAGGGTTTGGAGCAACATCAGGCGAATTAGGTCCGGGCGCATCAGCGGCTGAAGCGGATGCAATCTCAAACGCTGCACACGCCGATGCTGTATCTGCTGCCGCTGCTGAAGGTTATGGGGCTTTCGGTGGTGGCAATACTGGCGGTGGTACGGACTACGGCTCTGATGGTTTTGGTAATTACGCCGAAGGCGGTCAAACCAAATACAAAGAAGTACGCAAGAAAATAGATCGCATGGAAGACCCGTACAAGTTTGCCGATTATCGTAGCGGCAGGGGCTTGTACGAGGCTGCACAGCAGAACTTTGCTGGTGGCGGGTTGAGCAATGTCCCCCGCTTTCTTTCGGGCGGTGGTGATGGGATGAGTGATTCCATCCCTGCAACCATCAATGGTAATCAGCCTGCTCGTTTGGCAGATGGAGAGTTTGTGATTCCTGCGGATGTAGTCAGCCATCTGGGTAATGGTTCCAGCAAGGCAGGAGCCAAGCAGTTGTATGCCATGATGGATCGTGTACGCAGCAAGAGGACAGGTAAGAAGAAACAGGCTCCTGCGGTCAATCCGAAGAAGATGATGCCTGTATGAACACGCCAGAGTTTGATCGCTTAAATAAGTACATCCCCCTCTTTGAGAATTTTCTCAAAGGGAACAAGGAGGCTGTTTATTTTGTGGTCAGGGTATTTCGTGCTCTTCATGTATGGGATGATTTGATCGATAAAGACAAAAATGTCACAGATGATGAAATACATTCTGTCTTTACTGATTTACTGGTTGGTTTGCCTGCGGACAGGTTTTATCAATCCAACATCAATCTACTGCAAAGCACATTGATTAATGCAATTGTCAACTGGCATATTGCAAACAAACTGGAACGTGAGGGCGATGAGAAAGATAAATCCATCGCTTTTATTCTCAGAGGAGCATACATTGATGTATTGTCTGCCTCTGCCTTGATTGTTGGTGGAATGGATTGGGTGCGTGAGATTGGTCCAGATATCCGTAAATGGGCGCATGAAGAAACCTTTGCCCAGTACCTGAAGAATTTTGAAGAAGAATGCGAGGCTCGCAATGCTAATCAAAACCAAGTTTGAAGGCTACACCCGAGACGGTTGCCGTGTTTACCCTTGTGATGGCGGCGGCGGTTCTGCTCCTGCACAGCCTACCCAGACTTCAACCGTCACCATTCCTGAGTATGCACAGCCATACATGGAGCGGTTGCTGGGCAAGACGGAAGCCCTGACAGATACCCCATATAAGCCTTATGGGGGCGAGAGGATTGCTGGTCCCAGCGATGTTCAACTTGGTGCCCGTGCCGATGTAGCTGGGATGCAGGCTCCGGGGCAATACGATGTTGCAACCGGCATGGCAGGTGCTGGCGGGATTGGTGCTTTGGGTGCTGGAGATCGGTACATGAGGGGAGTTACTGACCCCGGTACAACGCAAGCCTTTATGTCCCCGTATATGCAGAATGTGGTGGAGTTGCAGAAAGCTGCTGCTATCCGGGATGCACAAAAGACTCAGTTGGCGCAGAACCTTGGAGCGGCTCGTCAGGGGACTTACGGCGGCGCTCGTCAGTTGCTGGCAACCACAGAGCGAGAAAAAGCCTTGGGTGGACAACTGGCAGATATCCAAGCCCGGGGCACTCAGGCTGCGTATGAGCAGGCTCTGAAGAATATGCAGTTCGGCACCGAGGCAGGTCTGAGGGGCGCTGGGATCGGTATCCAAGGCGCTCAGACTCTGGGTCAGCTTGGCACTGCCCAGCAACAAGCTGCCCTTGATCTGGCAAAAGCGCAGGAAGCCTTTGGGTCTCTGGAAAGCGGAGAGCGTCAGAGAGCCTTGGATATGGCATATCAGGACTTCCTTGCCCAGCAGCAGTACCCGTATAAACAGCTTGGCTTCATGTCTGACTTGCTCCGTGGTT